GGCTTCCGTTCGCGGCCGCGAAAAAATCGTCCGGGGCTTTCTTGGGGCGGGGCTTCGATTTCGGGCAAGATCGAACTCATGGGCAGGCCGCCAGTTCCTTCGTCGATCAAGATTCTCCGGGGCGACCCCGGTAAGCGAGGCGTCAACCACTTCGAGCCGACCCCGCCTCCGGCCGACATGACTCCGCCGGCCGGGCTCGAAGGCCTCGCCCTGGAGAAGTGGGACGAGATGACCGCCCTCTTCTCGGCGATGGGCGTCTTCACCCAGGCCGACCGCCACACTCTCCAGCGTTACTGCCTGATGTGGGAGCAGTGGCATGGATTCGAGAAGCACTGCCGCGAACACGGCTCCACTCAAATCACGTCCACCGGGTACAGCCAGATCACTGCGGAGGCGACTCTCGCGAAATCTCTCAGGAAAGAACTCTTGGAGATCGAGCGACAGTTCGGCATGACTCCGGCTGCCCGATCCTCGATGAAGGTTACCGGTGCCACTGCCTCCCAAAACCCTCTTGCCGCGTTTGCCCAAAGCCGACGCGATCAAGCAGGGGCTTAAATACTACTTCGACGCCGACAAGGCGAACCACGCCGTCCGCTTCTTCGAGGAGTTTCTGACTCACTCGAAAGGTCAGTTCGCCGGCAAGCCGTTCACTCTCCTGGACTGGCAGAAGAACGACGTCATCGAAGAAATCTTCGGATGGATGCGGACTGAGTCCGACACGAGGAAATATCGTGTCGGCTACATAGAGGTGCCCAAAAAAAATGGCGTCTTGGCCCCTGCGGCTGGTTGCCGTGGGGGCCAAGGCGACATCAAGGCAAATCAACTCTTCTGTCCGGCATAGGCCTCTATGCGACGGTCGCCGACGGGGAAATGTCGGCGGAGTGCTATGGCTGTGCGACCTCACGCGAGCAGGCCGGCATCGTCTACAAGCAGATGAAGGAACTCGTTGAGTCGAGTCCCTATCTCTCCGAGATGCTGGAGGTGATCGACTCGCGGAAGACGATCGCCTACATCCCCACGCACAGCTTCTGGAAGGTGATTTCGAGCGATGCCGGTCGCCAGGAAGGCCTCAATATCCACTCTCTCTGCTATGACGAGATTCACTCGGCCAAGGACAGGAAGCTCTGGGATGCCGTCCGCTATGGTGGCATCTCCAGGTCGCAGAGCCTCATCCTCGCGATCACCACGGCCGGCGTAGACCGGAACTCGATCGGGTTCGAGTTGCACGAACACGCCATGAAAGTCCGGGTCGACCCGAGCTACGACGAGCAGTTCTTCGCCTACATTGCTGCGGCCGCCCCCGAGGACGACTACCGAGACCCCGAAGTTTGGAAGGCAGCTAATCCTTCCTGGGGCGTCACGATGGACGAGGAGTCGTTTCGTGCCGACGTCCGGGATGCCGAGCAGTCAAACAGCCGCCTCGCCTCGTTCCTCAGGTACAGGCTCAATGTCTGGACACAGGGAGACGGGAATCGCTTCATCAAGCTCGACCAGTGGGAGAAGTGCAAGGCCGACTCCGGGATTCTCGGTGCCGACCGGGTCTGGTATGCGGGCCTCGACCTTGCCCAAACCTGGGACTGCAACGCCTTCGTGGCTGTCAGCAAGGCGAGCGACGGCGTCTTCGACGTCCTCTGCCGGTTCTGGGTCCCTGGCGAGAACGCCGGCGTCCGCGCCCAGAAGGATGGCGTGCCCTACACCACCTGGGCCAAGGAGGAGCGATACGGGCTCACGCTCACCCCGGGGAACACTTGCGACTACGACTTCATCAAGCGGGACATCCTCAAGTTCTGCAAGGAGCGGACAGTCCGGATGATCGCGGTCGACCCGCACAACTCTCACTATCTCGTGCAGCAACTTCAGGCGGAGGGCTTGAATGTGCAAGGATTTTCACAAGGGTTCACGAACATGAACCCCGGGACCCGCCTGACCGAGACGATTATTGCGCAGGGCCGCCTGCGGACAAACGACAATCCCATCCTGAACTGGATGGCCGGAAACGCCACCACCAAAGAGAACGCAGAGGGCTACGTCAAAGTCGTGAAGCCAAGCCCAACCAGCCCTCTGCGTGTCGACGGGATCGTAGCCCTGATCATGGCGATAGCCGTGGCGAGCGACGCCGAGAACGCCAAGCCTGCACCTGAGCCGGAGATTCTTATCCTATGAGCGAGGAGCGGGTCCTGTCCGACTTTGTCTGGACACCGGAGCGTGGCGAGCACGATCCCGAGGTGCGGAGCATCTCCTGGAATAACCTCCTCCTCTCGGACGAGGTCAACGGCGGGAAGTTCCTGACAGCTTCCGAGATCAGGATCAACCCGGACACGGCACTTCAGTCGACAGTGTTCCTCGCATGCTGCCGAATCATCAGCGAAACGGTCGCCTCCCTCCCGCTCCACGTCTACCGCCGCCTCAAGAATGGTCACGAGGAGATCGCCCACGACATCCCGCTCTATCACGTTCTCAGCTTTGCTCCCAACTCCTGGCAGACGAAGTTCGAGTTCTTCGAGCAGATGGTCATGGCCCTGACATGCTGGGGCAACTCATACAGCGAGGTGAACTCAGGGAAGTACGGGGCCGTCACGGAACTCAACAACCTGCACCCGAGCCGGATGCGGATCGAGCGACTGGAGAACGGCCGGCTCAAGTATTCGTATAACGATCCGCAGACTGGTCGCCTGATGCAGTACACGCAGGACCAGATCATGCACGTCCGCTGGACCCCCGAGCCGGACGGCGTGAAGGGCATGGTCCCGGTCGAGATCAGCCGCGACGCGATCGCCCTCTCTCGCGCATGCGAAATCTACGCGAGCAAGTTCTGGGCGAACATGGGCCGCCCAGGCATCGTTCTCCAGACGGACGGTGCCCTCTCTGCCGAGACTGCGGAACGCCTCCGCGACAATTGGGAGAGAATTCATAGGGGCGTCCAAAATGCTTATAAAACGGCAGTCCTCACGAATGGACTAAAGGTCGAGCCGTTCGGTGCGACCAATAATGATTCGCAATTTTTGGAGGTCCGGAGATTTCAGTGCGAGGAGATCGCGCGTGTCTTCCGGTTGAGCCTTGGGCTCATCCAGGGAACCTCGACTGGCGGCAACCTCGAAGTTCAGGGCCAGGAGTTCATCAACTACACGCTGATGCCCTGGCTGACTCGCATCGAGCAGTCGATAAGTCGATCGCTCATCTATGACGATGCGACCTACTACGCGAAGTTCGACACTCGCGGCCTGCTTCGCGGAGACTCGAACAGCCGCGCCGCCTACTATAGTACGATGCTCAATCTGGGCATTCTTTCGATTAATGAATGCCGACGCGCCGAAGGCCTCGGCCCTCTCGGCCCCGAGGCCGACAAGCACCTCGTGGCGATGAACCTCCAGCCTCTCGAAGAGGCAGTGAAGCCGAAGCCCGACCCCTCGATGATGCCCGGCTTCGGCTCGGGCGCTCCACCAAAGGCCCCTGGCGTCCCGCCGAGCTTGTCTGAGGTGAAGACCGGCAAGGCTCCGATGGAATCCCCTAAGGGGGAAGACTCGGCGAAGCGTGCCGAGGTCCGCACTGCGGCAGAAGATTTGCAGAAGGGTGACTTTGTTTCGTGGGGATCGTCTGGCGGCCGCGCTCGCGGGCGAGTTGTTCGCGTGGTTAAGGGCGGTTCAGTCAATGTGCCAGACAGTGATTTCACCATCGAGGGCACGGAAGACGACCCTGCGGCGCTCATTGCTGTGTACGAAGAGGTGAGCGGCGGCTGGAGGCAGACAAAGACTCGCGTCGGCCACAAGGTTTCGACTCTGACGAAGATTAAGCCGCTCGAATCAGCGAATGACGAGGAGTCGAGAGAGCTTCTTCCCCAGGACGAGAAGCTCGAAGAGGCCCACACAGAGATCGCCGAAGAAGAGGGCAAGTGGACAAAGGGGTCCGCCCACTACATCGAGAAGAATCCATTCTCGGCCCGTGGCATCAAGTGTCACAACTGCACGCACTACGTCGAGGAGGGCGGCTGCGAGATTGTCTCCGGCTCGATTGACGGAGACGCGATCTGCAAGCTCTGGGTGATCCCGCCCGAGAAGATTGCCGAGGGGCCAGAGCAGCGGGCCTACTGCGCAACCGGCGAGGGCAACGGCATCGACAACTCGTGTAGCAGCGGTGGGGGAGGATCAAAGTCGATTCCCGCCGGAGACGAAAGCCTCGTCAAACAAAAGCCATTCGTGACGATAGGAGACACAAAAAACTCCTCATTTGCTGGCCCCCCAAATGAAGACGAGGTCAAGCAGGCGATCAACGCAAAGCAGCGAGAGAAGTTTGGCGCACAGCGAGATTTGCCAGAGGGCACGCCGGTCGACCTCCGAATTGACATTAACGCGTTCAAGAATCACAAGGTCTACGCAGTCACTGCCCACGAGCACGAAAGCGGAACAGGTGTCGGAACTCCGATCGGGTACGACACGCACATTCGCCTAAAGGGGGCCGTTCAATTTACGGCAAACGAGAATTCTGCCGAGGCTATTGCCAAGGGGAAGGCAAAGGGCACGCATTCGACGGTTAAGGGTAAGTTCGATCCTTCGAGGGAGATACCCCCTGACATCGACTCATGGACCCCAGTCGGCTACGACCCGCAGAAGGCCGCGTACTACTACGACAAAAGAACGGGCGACGAGGTTCTGTCTGGCACAGACGCCCTGAGCGTCGGCAACACTGTTTTCACTCGCGAGCCAAAGTACGGAAAAAGAAACGCGAAGAAGCACTACCGCTCTCTCGAAGAGATGATGGCGGTCGATTCGTGGGGCCTGGAGAGTCGAGCATTTTGCCCGACGGGCGAGGGCAACGGCATCGAC